ACAGGTAGTTTGAGATCGTGGATACATTACATCGAACTTCGTAGTGCCAATGGTACACAGAAGGAACACATGGATGTAGTCTCACTTGCTAAACGTCATTTCGTATGTCAGTTTCCAATCATATCCGAAGCACTAGAATGGTGTGATGGTTCTTGTGATTGTGATGAACTTGATGAATACGCAGCATCAATACAACCTTGTTTGAGGATAGATTAATTATGAAAGTTGTACGCAAACTAAAAGCACAAGTGAAAACTAGATGGTATTATATTTTCTGGGGTATCGCAACAACCTCAGTGGTGGCGGGGCAGATCGTAGTAGGTACAGGGTACCGAACTATGGCGGAGACAAGTCAGCAAATCTCTGCTGATATAAACTTACTCATAGAGACTATGCTTTATAGTAGACCAACTGGTCCTTCACAAAGACCTAGGTATGAACCAATGCCTGCACCTTCACCAGAAGATTATCCTACAAACCAAATGCCAATCATTCAGTAACATGCCTACCTACCCCTTAATAAATAAGATCACAGGAGAAAAGAAAGAACTCTCTATGAGTATGAAAGCATACGACGAGTGGAGAGCAGCGAATCCAGACTGGGATAAAGACTGGTCAGCAGGAACTGGTGGTACCATATATGGTAAACCAAAACAGACTGATGGATTCAAGGAGGTCATGCAAAAGATCTCAGCAGAACATCCGAAAGCGAACCTTTCCCAATACACATAATGCCAAGACCAAAGAAGTCATTAGCAAACATACCCACTAAGGTTATGCGTAGAAAGACACCAATTAATATCGATCACCTCAGTGTGATTGAACCTCTTACAGATAATCAAAAGAAAGTCTTTGATGCATACAAAGAAGGAAAGAACTTAGTCCTTCATGGTGCAGCAGGGACAGGTAAGACTTTTATTAGTTTGTATCTTGCGATGCAAGATGTATTAGAACCTTCTACTCCATACGATAAGGTGTACATGGTGCGTTCACTTGTACCTACAAGAGAGATAGGATTCCTCCCAGGTGATCATGAGGACAAGAGTAACTTGTATCAGATACCATACAAAAATATGGTGAAGTACATGTTCAAGATGCCTGATGACTCATCATTTGAAATGCTATATGATAATCTCAGAGCACAGCAAACAGTTTCTTTCTGGTCGACATCATTTATAAGGGGTGTCACTTTGGATAAGTGTGTTATAATAGTAGATGAGTTTAGTAATTTAAACTTCCACGAACTTGATTCAATCATCACTCGTGTAGGTGAAGATGCTAAGATCATATTCTCAGGAGACTACACACAGTCTGACCTGACAAAAACAAACGAGAGAACAGGTGTGCTAGACTTCATGAAGATCTTACAGACAATGCCATCATTTGATTGTACAGAGTTTGGTATTGAAGATATCGTAAGGTCTGGTATGGTAAGAGAGTATCTTGTTAGCAAAATCAATCTTGGATTCCAAACTTAATGAAAACATTTAATCATGTAGGTGCTGCTAAGGAACTCAGACCTTTATCAGCAACACAGGTGAAAGGGAGACGTTTCTATAAGACTCCCGAAGATAACTGGTACCCCTCCGTCACCACCATTGTGAGTCACATATCTAGTGCGACTCTAAAAGCATGGGAAGAACGTGTAGGATTTGAAGAAGCGGAGAAAGTCCGTCGTACATCAGCATTAAGAGGAACAAAGTATCATGGCATCGTTGAAGCGTACTTGGAGGGCAACCATAAGAAGGTGGAACAGAGCGAAGGTCTTCCCAAGTACCTTTTTGGGTTTAGTCGTGAGGTTCTTGATAACATTGATAATGTTCACGCTATTGAAGCACCTCTTTACAGTGATGATTTACGCATTGCTGGTAGGGTTGATTGCATTGCTGAATATTGTGGGGAGTTGGCAATAATAGATTTCAAAACAACCAAGGAACTAAAACGTGAAGAGTGGTTGCACAAATACTTCGTACAAGAAGCAGCATATGCTTACATGTATTGGGAAAGAACTGGTTGCGAAGTAAAGAAACTTGTTACTATTTCTGTGGCAGAAGACGGACAGACACAGGTAGTAGAAAAGTATGACAAGACACCTTACATTGATGTATTGTGCGAGTGGATTAAAGAGTTCCGTTACTACTTAGAGGGCATCAAATCGTGAAGGATCTTGAAGAGAATTTTATGACACAGAATAAGTTCAGTGCTCTCGTTGAGACCACAGTTCAGAATAACAATGGTCTTATAAATTATATTGAAGCAGTTGCATCAGTATGTGAAGAGTATGAGATAGAAATTGAAAGAGTTAGTAAACTCATTTCTAAACCACTCAAAGATAAGATCAAAGCAAACGCACAGCAACTTAACTGTATCAAACGAACCAGTAGAGGAGTATTACCCTTATGAATATAGAAGATGAAGACTTCTTTAAATCAGAAGTAGTCAAGGAAGAACTAGATGATCTACAAGAGTGTTATACTGAACTCTTACAGATGTCTCAGGGGTTTCAGTCATTTGATAATGAAGCACGACTAAACCATATTAATAAGACATTAGATTTGATTGCAAAACAGAAGGTATTCTATTCAAGACTGCAACTCATGGCAGGATATGTTCAAGTAAATAGCGAAGATGATACAGAGAAGTCAGAGATAAGTGAAATGAAAGATAGAATAGATCAGATGTCATCCATGTACTCTGGCGGAGGTAATCTGCTGAGTATATTGCAAGTCATGGAGGACAAACTATTAGGTTGGAAGAAGGACTTGCAGGATGGAAAGAGTGGTCACGACTTCCAGATATAGGGGGTTGTCATCGCATAAATAGTATGCTATCATTTATGGTGGCGAACATACCAAATACAAAACAATACGGAGAATACAGATGTCATTTTCATCGCTTAAAAAGTCTAGCAGTTCATCTATCAGTTCATTAACAAAAGAACTAGACAAGATGACTACTAAGGGTGGGGGCAAAGGTCCCGACGAGCGTCTATGGAAACCAGAGGTGGATAAAGCAGGCAACGGTTACGCAGTAATCAGATTCCTTCCTGCTCCTACAAAGGAAGATCTACCTTGGGCACAAGTCTTTTCTCATGCATTCCAGGGTCCTGGTGGTTGGTACATCGAGAACTCGTTGACTACTCTTGGTCAGCAAGATCCAGTCGGTGACCTTAACCGCGTGCTCTGGAATTCGGGTTTAGACTCAGATAAAGATGTAGCAAGGAAACAAAAGAGGAAACTCTCCTACTACTCAAACATCTACGTTGTAAAAGATCCTCTACATCCAGAGAATGAAGGAAGAGTCTTCCTTTATAAGTATGGTAAGAAGATACATGATAAGATTGCTGAGGCAATGAAACCTCAGTTTGAAGATGAAGATCCTATCAATCCTTTCTGTTTCTGGAAGGGTGCTGACTTCAAATTAAAGATAGTCAAGCAAGATGGATACTGGAACTATGATCGTTCTGAGTTTGCTTCTGCGGGTACACTCGGTAACTTCGAGGACACTAAACTTGAAGAGATATATAATCAGGAGTATAGTTTAAAAGATTATACTGAGGCAAAGAACTTCAAGTCATACGAAGAACTAGAAGCAAGATTGAATCTTGTTCTTGGTAAGGCAAGTCGTGCTTCTGCTATCAATGAAGACGACGATGGTTTAGATTATGAAGATAAGATTACAGAACCAGTTGAAGAAGTGTCTACTACTCCAACACCAGGGTTCGGTAATGCTGTATCATCATTAAAAGAAGAGGAAGATCCTGATCTATCCTACTTTGCTAAACTAGCAGAAGAATAATGAAAAAGATCGTACTTGCACTTGCAGCATTGTCATTTGCAACCCCTGCCAACGCACTAACTTGGGCAGAGTTTTGGGAACCGTTTGTTGAATACAGCAATCATCACCATCACTCTTATGACAGAGGTTATCATTATAATGAAGACAGTTGTCTGCCAGTGCATTACGATTATTACTACTATGTTCCTGGATACTATAATGGACGTCATTATGTTAAAGGATACAAACGTAGAGAGACGAGGACTAAGTATGTTAACTGTCATACACCCTCGCATCATCATCACTAACCCATATATTATTTCACTTTTGAAATGAAAAAAGGGGGGAAAAAAATTCGCGGTAATTTTTCGCCCCCAGGGTTTTTATAAATTAACATCATGTCTTGCGGTAAGAACGAACACTACAAAACTTATAGCGTCGAGTGGCATAGATATCGCTATCTTAAAGAAGCGATAGATAAGTACCTAGATGACTATATTGATCCCGAAGTTATTATGACTGATATTCGACATGTGCTCCATGATAGATCTCATGCTGCACGTCAAGAAGCATCATACATAGAAAAAATAGAATCGGAACTTTAAATGCTATCAACCCAATATCGACTCAGACTCGATAAAGTCTGCAAATTGATTGCCGAAGGAAAAGAGGTGAATCTTACAGAAATGATATGGGCACAAAAACTAGCAAAGTCAAATACTACTGCTGCCACATGGTTGCGTCAAGCACGACAGCGAGCAGCAAATCCCAACATGAAGAAGGGAGGGACGGACGATTTTCTGAATAGGATGGGATTAGGCGAATCCGACCCATCTGATTATAGAGAAGGATTCGACAGTGCTGACGATATAGGCGAATGGTTCAACCGCAAAAAACCTGATGATTGGAGACAACGTGACTAAACCTACTGAAAACTACGAACAACTAATTCAACGCTTCACTAAGCGTACAATGCAACTCAATGCCAGACAAGATGAACTAAAAGGTTGGTATGATGAGTATATCAAGAATGAGAGCGATCTGAAAAGATTAGAAGGTTCTATGCAAGCAATACAATACGTTGCATTTGGAAAAATGCCTGGGGATGGTAATCACGACAAATTCAAGGATCACACCCCAGAAGCATATAAGGCAAATATACCAGATCGTTACTAATGATATTTTGGATAGGATTCACCCTCATGGTCTTAAATGAGGGTTTTGTCATGATGAGACATATATCTCCTTTCTTTGATAATTTGAGAAAGAAGGTAATTAAGAAATTAGGAGAAAACGTGTGGTATCGTCTCCATGGCACTTTGGACTACACATGGATAGGACTCGTCACACTAGGATTGATAGTCAACTCTAATAGAGTTGTACATTTGAGTATATTGCTTATATTCTGGTTTGCGTCGTTTTGTATATTTTATCTACCACGTTATATTAGTAACCACCGTAACCGCCACCACCAGAAGAACTAGATCCACCAGAGGAACTAGATCCAGAACTGGAACTACTAGAACTAGAACTAGATGACGATGTATCGTCAGATGTTTGTGACGCAGTAGATGAAGCATCTGTGGTTCCTGCGACTACACCTGATGAGTTTACGTCAGTAGATGTAATAGTTGTAGTTTGAGTAGCACCACTTTCAGTTGTAGTGGTAGTAACTGTCTTATTTACTAATTCAATAGAAGAGGCGAAATCAACAGATGGTGTTAAACCGTATTCTGTTGTATATTCGTCTTTTTGTGTTATAAAGACCTCTTTGATGATATTAGGAGTTACCTTAATATCGGATTCTGGGTCTAATTCTTCATTTGGAGCATATTTCATCAAACTCTCAAATTCGTCAACAAAGTCCTCTATGTATTCTGGACGTAATAACCAAATATTTGATTTTGAGTCATTTATGCCTTTTTCGTACTCATAGTTAGAAACTGGATATGTGGTATTTGTCACAGTTGTGCCATCTGATCTAATATACCCCCAATTCTCATTTACTTGGATTCCTGCCTTCACAAGCACCTTTCCTGTATCTAAGTCTTTTATTTCATTCGTCTCATAATGATGTACACCAGTTGAGAACCTATATTTGTCTTTTACATAATCTTGGAGTTCCTGCTCAGACAAGGGCCAATCGTCATATACATTAATTATGTTGTTGCATAGTAACACAACCCAATCGTATAGTGAGTCTCCATATACGTTACTTGCAATAAGATCTGGTCTTTCGTTGTTAGCGATAGAATACTGTTGAAATCCAAGAACACTCTCCTGCATTTCTTCGATAAGAGTGCATTTTCTGAATATGTTTCTTGCAATAACAGATGGTTCTACATTATTTTGTCTAAATGTAGACGTTCTGACTGCGACTCTTGGTAGATAACTGAAATATCCCATTATCTTCTGCTCCTACGTCTACCTCTTTGCCCCTCACGATTAATCGTTGGAGTAGTTGATCTATCCACTTGTAACCTCCCTTTCGGATTAGATGGCATACCTCTACCTGATGTACCTAAGTTAAAATTACCAGATTTAGTACCAAGGTTAGCAGTTGGATCTCTATCATCACCTGTAATCATGTTACGAGTAACAAATGCAGTCTCGTCAAATCTTAGTGATAACCTATATGACGCAGGACCAAAGTCTTGCATTGTTCCATCTTCACTTGCACCAAATCCTTGTCTAAGTGATGTATTCTGACCTGATGGTGTCAAATCAACATCCATACCTGTTAGCACCAAATTTGTAGGGAATCTTAGTAATGCTGCTAGTGAAGCGGGTTTGTTAAGACCTTCTCCTGCGATCTCTGCACCAAAACCCCTAGGTGTGTACCTTACTATCTCACATCCGAAGAATCTAGGGATAGTTAACCAACGAGCATTGATACCATTAGTATCGGGTAACATACTCTCACGCATACAACTTATTATCTCTTGTATCTCTACTGCTTCTTTGGGATTACGAGGTGACATATCAAAATCAAAAGCATGAGAGCGATAGTTGACCCCCTTAAACACAGTTTCTTCATAAGGGTTAAATACTTTTCCTTTCGCAAGTGCAGCGATATTCTGTTTTGATACATTACCTTCCAATCCTAACGCACCAGTGGCATTGTTAAATACACCAGCAATAGCACTAAATGCTATCTCTGTTTTACCACTATCTGCTGCCTGTGATAACTTAGGTCCTATTTCCTCAGCAGTTGCACCTTGTAGAACCTCTGCTCCTGCTGCACCGAATGCACCTAATGCTGCCTTTTCATAGTTAACACCATATGATTCTTTTAATTGATGTGGTAAATATAGATAAATTGTCTTATATATGCTATTCTTTTGAGTAGTGTCGTTACCTATTTGCTTTGCACCAGCACCTCCGCCCAATGGTCCTGATACATAGTTATATGGGTTTGCACCTGATTCTGGATCATAAACAGTAAATTTAAGGTAATCTATTGCCTTAGTACTGAATTGTGACTCTGGATTTATACTTTCGTCCCCTGCACTCGGTCCTCTCGGACTGGTCATGGGGTACATTAATCGTGTTTTTGCTGACATGGCATATTCTGGACGTTATAGACCTACTAACAAAAATAAATACAAGGGAGATCCTACCGCTATTATTTATAGGAGTTTATGGGAAAGAAAGTTCATGGTCTGGTGCGACAAGAATGAAAACATCTTGGAATGGGGATCAGAGGAGATTATCATACCTTATATCAGTCCTCTTGATGGGAGGGTGCATCGTTATTTCCCAGACTTTTACGTCAGAGCAAGGACTAAAACTGGGGGGACGCAGAAGTTTATTATTGAGGTCAAACCTAATAAGCAGACGACACCTCCCAAGCAACAACGCAGACGTACAAAGAAGTATATAACTGAAATCAAGACATATGCTATAAATGAAGCGAAGTGGAAAGCAGCAGTAGAATACTGCAAGGACAGACGTATGACTTTTAAGATACTTACAGAACACGAGTTACAAGTATGAGTGTATTCGAGGACATTAAAGATGCTACACAAGGTAAACCAAAGTCAAAGGACTGGTACAGAGGACAGTTATTTGGTGCATTAGACCCAGGTGAGGTCAAGGTAGGTGATTGCATATATTACAGTTATAGTGCTAAAACTGAGTCGTTACCGTTCTACGATACATTTCCAATGACTCTTGTTGTTGACATTGATCCTATAAATGGACACTTTTCTGGTGGTAACTTACATTATCTACGTCCAACAGCACGTCAAAGCATTGCAAAAACATGGGGTAGTGGTTCTATATCATATCCTATGCGTTGCCATCATAAATACTTTATAGGTAGGGCATCTAATATACGATTGGTTCCTGCTGTTGATCTCCGAGATTTCGTTCCACTACCGTCTGAACAGTTTGTTAGAGAACTTGGTGGTGTACGAGTAGAGATCCCTAGTAGTTTTATTTGGAGTAGGTTGTAGTGGACCCAAATAGTTTTAAAGAGTTTCAATCAATGATAGGTAGGTCAGCGGGTTCTATGCCCATGACCAGTAACCTGTATCAGGTTAATTTGGGTGCACCTAATATATTTGACTCAAAGATTTACGATCCAATAAAGGTAATAGAAGCAACAAGAACTGTTGACTACTATGCTAACAGTATTACTCTACCTAGTAGAGCAGTAACAACTGGTGAGTTGAATAATATAGGACAGATAAGAAGATTTGCAACAGGACAGACTGCATCAGAGATCAATATACAATTTATAGTTACAAAAGACCAGAGACATAGATATTTCTTTGAACAATGGTTGAATCACACAGCATCAGACTCAGATAACACAGTAGCATTCTATGATGACTATGTTATAGACATGGAGATCTTGAAGTTTGAAAATGGACCAGAAGGACATCAACAGACTGCTGCATATAAGATATTTGGTGCATTTCCATTCAATGTGGGTCAACTACAACTTGATAATGAACAAACAAACCTAGTACAGTTAGATGTTGCGTTTTATTTCGAGAGATATAGGATGGATCAGACCATGCCACAGACATTAAGGGCAAAACCTCAGATATATAAACCAAAAGACCTATATACTGACACAAGCATACCGAACTTCCTTGATACCTTCGTTGGAGACTTTCCTTCTCTTGGAGGAAATAGGTTAGTGTAAGTGCTATAAATAAAAATGATATTATAAATTCATCATGCCATTACCAAAACTTGTAGTGCCTGAGTATGACTGTAAATTACCAGTCACAGGGAAAAAGGTCAACTTTCGACCATTTCTCGTAAAAGAAGAGAAATTACTGTATCTCGCAATGGAGACACAGAAAGAGAAAGAGATGATCAAGGCAGTCAAGAATATATTAAAATCTTGTACTGATTTGAAAAGTGTAGATAGTCTACCAACATTTGAACTAGAATTCTTGTTCTTACAGATTAGATCCAAAGCAGTTGGAGAAGAGAGTGAGTTCAAGATAATATGTGAAGATGATGGTAAGACAGAGGTAGAAGTTACACTTGACTTAAACGAAGTTCAAGTAGACATACCAAAAGGTCATAAGACTATCATACCATTGAGTGACGACATCAAATTACAGATGAAATATCCAGCATTGGATGCATTCGTTGACCGTAATATGGTGGATAATCCAGATGTTGAAGATGTATTTGCTCTTGCAGCAGAGTGTATTGACAAAGTATATGATGGAGACGAGATCTATGATTCTTTCACATCGAAAGAAGCAAAGGACTTTATAGGTGACATGAATAATGCACAGTTTACTAAGATCCAGAACTTCTTTGAGACTATGCCGAAATTAACTCATACATTGAAGGTAGAAAATCCCAACACCAAAGTTGTTAATGAAGTGGTATTGGAGGGACTTGCTGCTTTTTTCGGATAGCATTAATGCATGACAGTCTTATGAATCACTATAAGACGAACTTCGCATTAATGCAGCATCACAAGTATAGTTTGACGGAGTTAAACGATATGATTCCATGGGAACGTGATGTGTATGTTAACCTATTAATAGGACACTTGAAGGAAGAGGAAGAGCGAATCAAGAGACAACAGAACAAGAATAGGACTTCTATCTAGTGGCAGCAACACTAAGAGAATATATCAGCGTCAAACCGCCTAGTGGTAATTCGGCACAGGTTAAAGCGATGCGTCCTCTTTTAGTCAGTCAGAATAGACTAGGTGGAGCAGTCACATATTTTGGTCAACAGATAAAAGATCTCAGTGAGATCATGTCGGTTCATGCAGATGTTTCTAGTGCATTAGTAACAGAAGAGAAAACATTATTAGACGACGAGCATGAACACCGTAAAGAATTAATCAAACCTTTAACTCCTATCTCCCCTTTGGTAGATCAAGGAAGAAAGAATGACAAAGCAGCAGAAGATGCACAAGAAGATGATGAGGAGGATGAAGATAGTAAAGACGTAGGTGAAAAGATAGCAGAGAAAGAAGAGAAAAAGTTGACATGGTGGCAGAGACTTCTAAAAGGTTTCGCACCCATCGTCAATTTTATTTCAAATGCATTTACAGCATTCGTAGCATATAAGGCATTTGATTGGTTGAGTGATCCTAATAACCAAAAGAATGCACAGACAGTATTAAAAGGACTAGGTGCCATAGTAGGTGCTGCTGCAAAGATTGCTGGTTTTGG